ACAAAGCATCTAATCAATATATTAAAGATGCTAAAAAAAGAGAAAAAGAATTTATTAAAAAGCATGGTGACTTTGGAAGAAGTTATCATTCAACACCACTTACGATGGATAATAATTTTTTAGATTTTAGAAATTATGTTGGTCAAAAGTCTTGGGAGTTTTTAGATTGGCAAGGTTTTGATATGCAACAGTATACAACTATGTTTAGTGAATTATGGGTTCAAGAGTTTGCTAAAAAAGGTGGTGGTCATCATTCAGCTCATATTCATTGGAATCAACATGTATCAGGATTTTATTTTTTAAAAGCAAGTGATAAAACATCTTATCCAATATTTCATGAACCAAGAACAGGTGCACGAGCTACAAAATTAAAACTAAAAAATAATAATGGTATATTTCATGGAACTGAATTAATTAATTTTAAAGTAAAACCTGGAACTTTAATTATTTTTCCAGGGTATTTAGAACATGAATTTGCAGTTGACTATGGTATAGAACCTTTTAGATTTATACATTGGAATATACAAGCTGTACCAAAGGAGATGGCTAAAGATGTCATTTAAAAAAAACAAATATACAATAATTAGACAAGCAATCTCAAAAGATTTAGCTACATTTGTTGCAAACTATTTTTCTATGCAAAAACAAGTTTATGACACATGTAGACAAGCAAGATATATTTCTCCGTATGAAACCTTAATAGGTTATTATGAAAGTGAGGATGAACAGATTCCAAATACCTATTCTTGTTATTCTGATATTGCGATGGAAACTTTATTATTAAAGTGTCAACCAGTAATGGAAAAGGCAACAGGATTAAAATTATATCCTGCATATACCTATGCAAGAATCTATAAAAAAGGTGATGAACTTAAAAGGCACAAAGATAGATTTAGTTGTGAGATATCAACTACTATGAACCTAGGTGGTGATGACTGGCCAATATATTTAGAACCATCTGGAGAAACAGGTAAAAAGGGCATTAAGGTAGACTTAAAACCAGGAGATATGTTAGTATATTCTGGTTGCGAGTTAGAGCATTGGAGAGAACCTTTTAAAGGTAAAGAATGTGTTCAAGTTTTTTTACATTATAATAATCGTAAAACCAAAGGAGCTAAAGATAACATGTTCGATAAAAGACCTCATTTAGGGCTGCCCTCTTGGTTTAAAAAATAGTGTATTATGATGGATGCAGTGGATACCACCATACCACCCCACTGCATCCTTTATAATATTACTTTTCAGGTGCTATACTAACAATACAATTTATTGTAAAATACAATTATGGCTTTGACAAAAATACCTTTTAGACCTGGTTTTAATAAACAATTAACCGATACTCAGAATGAAAATAACTGGGTGGATGGGGATAATGTAAGATTTAGATACGGTCAACCAGAGAAAATTGGAGGTTGGGTACAGGAAACATCTTCTGAATTAATAGGAGCTTCTAGAGCAATACATACATGGTCTGATTTAGACGGTAGAAAATATGCAGCTATTGGCACGAATAGATGTTTGTATGTTTATTATTCTGGAGATTTTTATGATATTACACCAATAGATCCTGACCGACAACAAACAGGTTCGGATATTACAACTACAAATGGATCTACAACAGTTACTATTACAACAACTGGACCTCATAATTTAGATGCTGGAGATATAGTTACATTTGAAAACGCAGGTTCATTTACTTCACCAGATACAGATTACACAGCAACTGACTTTGACGATGTATTATTTGAAGTAAAAACTGCACCTAGCACAACTACATTTACAATTCAAATGCCTACAGCGGAAACTGGGACAGGAGCCACGAATGACGGAACCTTAGACCTATTACCCTACATTGAAATTGGACCTTTAGTTCAAACAGGAGGATATGGCTGGGGTGCGGGTTTATGGGGATCTTCAACATGGGGGACTGCTCGAACAACTACTAATACAACTATTAATCCTGGAATATGGTCTTTAGATAATTATGGTCAAATATTAATTGCAACGGTACACAATGGTAGATCGTTTGAATGGTCACCTATTGCAGTAAGCGGTGCTGCTTTAACAACACGAGCTACAAGTATTGCAAACAATCCTACCGCATCTGTAATGACCATAGTATCTGATAGAGATCGACATTTATTTCATTTAGGCACTGAAACAACAATTGGATCTCCAAACACACAAAATAAAATGTTTATAAGATTTTCTGATCAAGAGGATAGAACGGATTATCAACCTACTTCAGTCAATACAGCAGGGACTTTTCAACTTGATTCTGGTTCAGAGATAAGATCAGCGGTGCAAGGTAAAGATTATACTTTTGTTGGGACAGATACATCTGCTTATGTTATACAATTTGTAGGGCCTCCCTTTACTTTCTCCATTAGACAAGTCGGATCAAACTGTGGTGTTATTGGTCAAAATTCAATGGTATTTGTGGACACAACAGTGTATTGGATGTCTGATGAAGGTGGATTTTTTGTTTATGATGGATCAGTTAAAAGGATGGCGTGTCCTGTAGAAGATTTTGTTTTTAAAACAACAGGAACTAATCCAGGTTTAAATTTTAATGCAGGTCAACAAGTGTATGCATCTCACAATAGTTTATTTAATGAAATAACATGGTTTTATCCAGATGCCTCAAATAATTTTAATAATCGAATGGTAGTATATAATTATTTAGAACAAACTTGGGTTACAGGAACATTAGCAAGAAGTTCTTATGCAGATCAAGCTGTATTTGACAAACCTTATGCAACTAAGTTTACACAAAACAGTGCACCTAATTTTCCAACTGTAAATGGCATTAGTTCATCACAAGGTAAGTCTACTTACTATGAACACGAAACAGGTGTAAATGAAGTAGATGCTAATGGAAATAAAACAGCTATTTCAGCATTTATTGAATCTGGAGATTTTGATTTAGATCAAGGAGGAGAAGGAGAATTTTTTATAAAAATAAGAAGGTTTGTTCCAGATTTTAAAATATTACAAGGTAATGCTAAAGTAACGATGCAACTAAGGGATTACCCATCTGACACACAAACTAGTTCACCGTTAGGGCCATTTACAATAACAAGCTCTACAGAAAAAATAGATACTAGAGCTAGAGCAAGACTAGCAGCAATTAAAATTGAAAATGATTCAACTGATGAAAATTGGAGATTAGGTTTATTTAGATTTGACTTTCAACCTGATGGTAGAAGATAATGGCTAAAGTTACAGTACAAATACCAGAACCAAAAGAACAGTATGATGCTAATAATCAAAGACAATTAACAGCATCTTTAGAAACATTAAAGAACCAATTAAACTTTGCTTTTCAAGAAGAGCTAAAACAAGAAGTAGAACGATTTACTTGGTTTAATACAAGGTACGGTTGCTAATGTCTCAAGGATGTAACAACGTTAATGTTGAACCAACTGTAATTAGTGGTGGAGATGGATCCAATGCTTATGATGCTTTTGGTAGACTAAGAACTTCAAATCCTCTAACCATATTTGATAGTGCTAATATAATGTCAAAGAATGATCTCTTTGATGAGGATTTAACAGGATCGGGAACAGTTACTTACACAGCAAATAAATCTACAGTTAATTTAAACGTAACTACAGCTAGTGGTGATAAAGTTATTAGACAATCAAAAAGAGTAATGACTTATCAACCAGGTAAATCATTGTTAAATTTAAATACATTTGTAATGACAACTCCAGAAGCTGATCTTAAACAAAAGGTTGGAATGTTTGATGCTAACAATGGAATATTTTTTATGGCAGATGGCACAACATTAAAAATAGTTAGACGTACTTATGTAACAGGATCTCCTGCTGATACAGAAATATCTCAATCCTCTTGGAATGGAGATAAGTTAGATGGCACTGGTGCATCTGGATATAATTTAAGTGTAGACAAAGCTTCTATATTATTTATGGATTTTGAATGGTTAGGAATGGGAGCTGTAAGAGTTGGTTTTGTAATAGATGGTAAATTTATAACTGCACATACATTTTACAATGCTAATAATTTAACAACTGTTTATATGCAATCAGCAAACTTACCTATAAGATATGAAATTGAAACGACTGGCACTATTTCTGGAGCAGCAGTATTAGAACAAGTTTGTTCAACTACAATGATTGAAGGAGGATATGCTCCTGGAGGACTTAGACAATCAATAGGAACAGCGTCTCTTGCAGGTGTTAATTTAACAACAGCTGGAACGTATTATAATTTAGCAACGATTAGAATTAAATCTAGCAGACCGTATGCAGTGATTGTTCCAATTGACATTTCAGCATCAGCTATTGCTAACTCTGATTTTCAAATAGAATTAAGACTCAATGCTACACCGAGCACAGCATTTTCATATACCAGTTACTCCGATAATGTAGAATATGATTTAACAGGAACTACAACGATTACAGGAGGAACAATTGTTGGACAAGCATATCTATCAGGTAAAGGTGCAAATAACTTACAATTTGCACAAGATGGTTTTAATTTTGAATATCAGTTAGGACAGACAATTAGTGGAACATCTGATACATTAACACTATGTGCAAAAGGAGCTTCTAATGGAGATGATATTTGTGGCACACTAAAATGGGTTGATTTAACATAATGGCAAATATATATAAAAATGCATTCTTTACAGGAACTACTACTAATGCTGTCACGGTATATACAGCACCAGTAAATGGAAGAGGTATTATTCAAAATATACAGATTACTAACCAAGGTGGAAGTAAAATAGTAAAAGCTAAAATTAATGACAGTTCAGATTCTAATACTTCAAATTTAATTGCTTACGCAAATATATCTGGCCCTACTATTTGTAATATAGCAAAGGGGCCAATTATATTAGAAGAGAGTGACTCATTGACTTTAGAGACAAATGATACTACTAACATAACTGCAGTATGTTCAATATTAGAAATATCTAGAGAAGATCAAAATGGCTAAACAAAAATTTACACATTTTGTACCAAGACCAAAGCCTAAAAAAAGACCAGGTCGTCATAAAAAAAGTCTTAACAAAAGTGAAAAAAGAGACTATAAGAAGTATAATAAACAAGGAAGAGTATAATGAGTGATTTACCAAGAATACCAGCAATTGCTAAAGAGATTGTAAAAAATAAAAGAACAGGAATTGTCTATGCTGATAAAGCAGCATTTGATGCAGATGTAGCTGATCCTAATACAGACACAACTGCCGATGATTTCCAACAAGATTTAGAAATTACAGTTGCCTCTTTACATACCAAAGGTGATACTATAAAAAAATAATTTATGAATCCCATTGGTGGAACTGAAATACAGTATAACTCACTGTGTAAACATGTAGATAGCGAATTATTAAATAATTTTCAAATCACTACCTCTATTCCTGAAAAACATGAATTATCTAAAACTAAGATAAATATTCTTTGGGTACAAAATTCTTACGACCAACCCAATGTAGCTCCTTGGTTTAAGGAAAAAACAAATCATAATAAATATGATTGGTATGTTTTTAATAGTCATTGGTGTGTTGAAAAATATAGAATGGCTTTTAAAATTCCAGCTAACAAATGTGTAGTTATTAAAAATGCAATAGAAAAATTTCCTAATACTATAAAAGAATATAAACAAGGAGACCCTATAAATTTAGTTTATACCTCAACTCCTTGGAGAGGTTTATCAGTGTTGTTAGGGGCAATGCAATTAGTAAAAAATCCATTAATAAAATGTCATGTATATTCATCAACTAAAATATATGGAAGCAGTTTTCAAGAAAGAAACGATGAAATGTATAAACCTCTATATGAACAAGCTCAACAATTAAATAACGTAGTTTATAAAGGTTATGCAACAAATGAAGAAATTTTACACGATATGAAAAATTATCATATTTTCGCTTATCCGAATATTTGGGAAGAAACTTCTTGTATGTCAGCTATTGAAGCTTTGTCGTTTGGTTTACATTCAATTGTAACAAATTATGGAGCTTTATATGAAACTTGTTCTGAGTGGCCTACTTATGTTCAGTATAGTGATGATTATAAAAATTTAGCTAGAGCATTTGCATATGCTATAGAAGGCATAGCTATACAATTACACACAGATGGAATGAAAGAATTACAAAGATCACAAATGAGTTTTTATAGAAAATTTTATAACTGGGAAAATAGAAAACATGAATGGACACAATTTTTAAAAGGAGCTTTAGATGCAAAATCATGAGCCTATATGGTTTAATCAGGAACCACGAGCCACGGACAACGAACCTAAAGTAGATCCTAAAATTAAATTATTTGTTGCAACCCCTGTACATAGTGAATGCTCAATTCACTATACTCAATCCTTATTAGAGTTACAAAAAGAATGTTGGAGAAAAAAGATAGGAGTGCGATTTCATTTAATGAAATCTTCTTTAGTTACACAAGGAAGAAACATGTGTGTCTCTGCATTTTTAGAATCTGATTCAACTCATTTATTATTTATTGATTCCGATATATCTTTTAATGCAGGTGCAGCTGAACGATTAGTTGCCTGTGATAAAGATATCATATCTATACCTTATCCATTGAAAGATATGAACTGGGATAAAGCTTTAAAGTTATTTGAAGAAGGTAGATTAAAAACAGCACAAGATATTCGTAACAAAGCTTTTTATAGATATCCTATGAAGGTACCAGATAATAATGCAATTAAAATTAAAGATGGAATTATAGAAGTAACACATTCTCCAACTGGTTTTATGATGATTAAAAGAGAAGTATTTGATAAAATGATAGAAAAATATCCTCACCTTAGAATTGATCAAGATCAAGTAATCAATGGTAAAAATGAAAGACTTCCTCATATGTGGAACTTTTTTGATACTCAATTCGATCAAGAAAAACATACTTATTTAGGTGAAGATTTTGCTTTTTGTAAGAGATGGAAAGACATAGGTGGTAAATGTTATGCTTGGATATTTGATTATATAACTCATGTAGGAGAACATCAGTATACAGGTCGATTTGCAGATGAGTTGATTAGCTCAGATAAATAAGATAAAATTACATAAAATAGGAAAAAATTTTTAATTATGGCAAACCCTTTAGCAATAGCATTAGCATTATACGGCGGATATAAAGGCTACAAAGCAGGTAAAGAACGTGGCGGTACTTTAGGTGGTATTGTTGGCGGAGCTTTAGGTGCTGCTGGTGGATATTACGGTGGTCAATATGTTGGTGGTAAATTAGGAATGAGTAATGTTGCTGGGACTCAAGGATTTACTAATACCATGATGGCTCCTTTTCAAGGACAACAAGCAGTAACTTCTTCTAGAGCCTTAACAGGCCCTGCAGAATTAGGTATGACTACAAGAGTTCCTACAGAAACTGGAGGAAATATATTTCAAAGAATGGCTACAGGTTTTGGAAAGATGACTACAGGTCAAAAAGCTGCAACACTTGGTGGACTTGCAGGATTAGGTGCATATGCATCGGGTGCGTTTGAACCTGAACCATATCAAAGAGCACAATTTACTTACAACGTTGCTTACCCAGAATTATATAGAGGAAGACAATTTTTTGTACAAGACCCAACAACAGGTCAAACAGTACAACAGAAACAATTAGATTACATACCAGAAGAAAACGAAAAGTTTGTAGGTCAAGAAAGATTTGGCCCATATGGTATGGCACTTAAAACTATGAACACAGGTGGTTTAGTTGAAGTAGCAAAATTTAATGAAGGTGGTATGCCAGTAAAATCTACTCATGATGAAAATGATATTAATAATTATAAAAGAGCAAATGGTTATGTAGCCGATCATACTGATGGTGCTAACAAAGATGAAGATACTATCTTAGCACAACTTGCTGACGGTGAATTTGTTACAAGAACAGATGGAATTTTAGGTGCTGGTATTCTTATGGGTGCTAGTCCCGACAATGAAAAAGACATGAGAAAAAAAGGTGCTGAGTTTTTCTACGATCAACAAAAGAAAATGAAAAGATTATATGACTTATTCAACGGCAAAAAGACGGTTAACTAGAGTTGGTGTTGATGTCATGCCTATCAAAAAAGATGAGGTAGACAAATACTGGGGACTTTTAAAGTTAATGGTCATTCAAGGTTTAAGACACTCTGGTGACTTGATGACTGAAGCTGATTTAAAAGAAGATATTAAACAAGGCTTTATGCAATTGTTTATTATGTTTGGATCACAAGATGGTCTTGAAAGTAAAGTGTACGGTGTTTTTGTTACACGAGTCACGGATCACGCACAAAAGAGACAATGTGAAGTTGTTTTATTAGCTGGTGCACAAAGAGAACTTTGGGAAGATCAAGTAACTTTATCTATTGAAGAGTTAGCAAAAGCTAATGACTGTGATAGAATTGCAATTTTAGCAAGACCTGGTTGGAAAAAACTAGGGGATAGACATGGGTATAAAATGAAAAACGTAGAATTTGTAAAGGAGATTAAATAATGGGATCAGTCTTCGGCGGTGGCGGCGGAGGAGGAGGCGGAGGCCCTGCTCCAGATACTACCACTCAATTTATTAGAGAAGCACCAGGTATTGAAGAACGTAAACTAGAGTTAATGGACTTAGCTCGTCAAACAGCTCAAACTCCAATTTCAATTCCTGATATTCAAGTACAAGGTTTATCTCCATTAGAACAAGCTGCCATAACACAGGCAGGTCAAACTGGGGTAGGAGGCCAAGCAGTTGGCCAAGCAATAACAGGAACGCAAGCAGCAATGGGTGCTCCTAATATTTCACAGTTTTACAATCCATATCAATCTTATGTCTTAGATGAAATTAATAGACAATCTGCTATGAAACAAAATCAACTTGCAGCACAAGCTGTAGGTGCAGGAGCGTTTGGTGGTGGAAGACAAGGTATACAAGCTGCAGAACAAGAAAGAGCAAGACTTGGTCAAATCGGTCAAGCACAAGCTGTAGGTTTCCAATCTGCATTGAGTGCAGCTCAACAACAACAAGCAGCACAAAGAGCAGGTGCAGCACAATTAGGAACTCTTGGTCAATTACAACAAGAGATGGCTGGTACAGATATTTCAAGACAAATTACTGCTGGTGGATTACAAAGACAAATTGGTCAAGCTCAGTTAGACGCTGCAAGACAAACACAATTACAAAGAGCTGCAGAGCCATTACAAAGATTAGAATTTTTATCAAACATTTATGCAGCTGGGCCTAAATCTACTTCTGGTATTACTGCTGCAACCTTACCTCAATCATCACCATTAGCACAATCTATTGGTACAGGTTTAGGAGTTGCACAAGCATATCAAGGAATACAAAATCCTGCTGCACAAACAGCATTAGCAAAAGCTGCAACGGGGGGTTTGATTGAAGCTGCAAATTATAGAGTAAAAAAGTTTAGTACGGGTGGTTCCGTATCCGATGATGATGATGAATCAGCTGATATTTTAAATGATGAAGTAGGAGCTTTACCACAATATATTTCACCAGAGCAAAGAAGAAACTTAATGCTAAGACCATTAACTTCTCAACTATTACAAGCTACAAGAAGACCAGGACAATCAGAAGCTTCAGCAGTAGCAGGTGCATTAGGTAGAGGATTAGAAGGTCAACAAGATACAGCATTAGAATTAACAAAGTACGATGCTGCAGTACAAGCTGCAAAAGAAAAAGCAAAAGGAACAAAAGCCGATTTACCAACTGCATTTGGTACAATTACAGGAGCACAATTAGGTACAGGAGATCCTGATGATGAATACTTTGGAGAAGTAGAAGTAGGAACAGGAAAAATTGTTGGTCAACCAAAACAAACTTACGATGCATCTGAAGAAGCAGGTAAAATTAGAAAAGCTTTTGCAGATAGAAAAATTTCAAAAACAGATAGTGCATTAAGAGATTTAGAATTATATATTGATAGACTAGCTAAACAGGGTAAAGGCGGAGACTTACCAGGAGTAGGTTTCTTTGGTGGTAGAAGTCCAATTACTAGCACAGAAGGTAGAATATTAAGATCAAAATTAGCAGCATTTCAAAACGTTGTTTTAAAAGAAAGATCAGGTGCTGCGGTTACTGAATCTGAATTAAACAGAATTGTAAATGAATTAGCAGGTGGTGAAACTACTAAAGATGAAAAGGCTTTATTAGTTGCTCTTAATGGTGCAAGAAATGCATTAGAGAGAGAAAAATTAGAAGTTATTAATTCTTTTGGTGATCAAAAAGCTTTAGATAAATATTTAGCAAATGAAGGTATTGGATTGTATGATTCACCTACATTTATTCAAGGAGTAGCAAAACAAGAAGGGGCATTTATGCCAATTGAAGGTAGAAATATTCTTGAGGTAGATGGTAAACAAGTTACATTTATTGGTAACAAAAGATTTATCTATGATCCTAAAAAAGGTAAATTCTATCCTGCAAAAGATAAAAAATAAAAGTGAGATGCTATGGGAAAAGTTAAAATTGAAGGTGTTGAAGTTGAAATCGCAGGTAACGAAATATCTAAAGAAGAATTTGACTTTTTAACAGACCTTAAAAAAGAATATACAAGTAAATTAAACCCATCAGGTGTATCTGATCAAGATATAGATCCTGATACTGGATATTATAATTTACCAGAAGTAGACTCTAAAATAAGATTTGCAGTATCTGCTGCACCTAACTTTAAATCAAAAGTTGCAACACTACAAAAGTTTTTTCCTAAAGTAACTCAAGACGAATATGATCCTACTAACTTTATCTTAGAAGATTCTAATGGTAAAAAGTTTATTTTAGATGATAAATCAAAAACAAACTTTGGTGATGTCATTGATGAAGGTAAAGGAATTACACAAGCAATAACATCTACTGGTGGAGCTATTGTTGGTACAGCAGGAGGGCCAGCGGGAACTATTGTTGGTTCTGGTGCTGGTATGGCTGCTGGTTCTGAAATATATGAAAGAATAGGTCAATTAGCTGGTACAGAGATAGATAGAGATTTAAAAGAATATGCAACTACTAGAGGTACAGAATTTGCATTAGGAGCGGTTGCTCAAACTGCTGGGCCTTTATTATTAAAAGGAACTAAGTATATTTTTAGAGGTAGTGAAAAATCTATTTATGATGATGCTGCTACTAAGTTAGGTGTAAAAGATGGTAAAGCGGCTTATAACAAATTAACATTAGATCAAAAAATAAATAGAGATCTACAATTAAACATGGCAGATCGTTTAAAATTATTTAATAAATATAGAACTAAACCTACATTAGGACAAGCAACAGAAAACCCTATTATTGATACATTAGAAACAACATTTGCTAACGTACCTTTTGCTGCACAGATATTAAGAACAGCTGCAGAAAAATCTCAAGATAACTTAGGAAAAGTATTTACTAAAAATGTAGTAGACAGTTTAAAGGTACCAAGACTTGCAACAAGAGCCGAAGCAGCAGGTGTAATCAAAAGAGGTTTAACAGGTAAAGGTGGTAGAGTAGATTTAGGTGATTTAGAGTTTGGTATAACAAATGCTACTGGTTCAATTCAAAGATTTAGAAATATTAATAACGTAAATTTTGGTGCAGTTAAAGAAGCTTTAGGTAAAGTACCTGAAGCTCAAAAAGCTGTAACTATGAAAAAGACTTTAGAGTTTTTAAAAAAAGAAGCTGAAGCTCCATTAGGTTTAGAAAAAACTTTTGCAGCTATTAATGATCCTAAAATTACTAAAATGTTTAACTCCTTAGTAGATGATACTGCAACAACTGGAGGTAAAGTAAGTTACGAAGGGGCAGATGCGATTAGAAAAGCTGTAGGAAATAAATTATCGGATCCAGTTTTATTTGAGCAATTACCTAGATCGGTTTATAAAAAATTATATAGTAGTTTAGTAGATGATATAAATGTATCTTTAAATTCTATTAAAGGCAAAACAGGTTCTGATATTCTTAAAAAATTAAATAAAGCAAACACTTATTATTCTAATCAAATTAAAGTTATTGATAAGTTCGTAGAGCCTTTAGCTAAAAAAGCGGACATTGATAATATTGTTACTCAATTAATTAATAAATCAAAAGCAGGAGATACTACATTAAAAGCTTTAATGAATGAACTAGGCCCAGAAAGAGGTGCAGTTTTAGTTTCTTCTATCATGAATAAAATGGGGCAAGTACCATCAACAGGTCAATTGGGTGCATTAGGAAGAACTAACTTATTTAATACTCAACAATTTATTAAAAACTATGATGAATTATCTGATGCAGCTAAAAAGACTTTATTTGAAAACCCTATGTTTAGAGGTAAGAGTTACGCAACATTAAATCAATCTTTAAAAGATGTTAATGCATTAGCTACTTATATTGAAAGACAAAACCCATTTAAAGATTTAGGACAAACCGCAACAAAAGGTGCTGCTGGTACAGGTCTACTAATCGGAGGGGGTGCTGCAGCTACGATTGGTACTGGAGATCCTTTATTCTTATTAGGTATTCCAATCTTTGGTTATGGTGGTGCGTTTGCATTAAGAGCTATGTCTAATCCTGCATTTATGCAATGGGTATCACAAGGAGTTAAGATAGCAGGTAACAAAGGTTTTGATGGTGTATTAGAACACATTGCAAAACTTGGAACTGTTGCTGGTATGTCTGATGAAGATACAGCAGACTTAACAAATCAATATTTAGAGATGATGAAACAAACTTCTCAAGCTAAAGAACAAGAGGAAAAAGAACAACAAGTAGCTCAACAGAATCAACAGGCAGAACAAACTTTACAACAAACTGTACAAGGTGGAGCACCTCAACAACCCGCAGCTCCAACTCCTGTAAATACACAAGTAACTGACCCACAACAATATGGTGCATTGTTTCCTCAAGATCCTTTAGGTCAAGCAATTGCTCAACGTAAGGTAATATAATGGCAAGAAGAAAATCTGCAATTGATAGAATAGATCATCATGAAAAGATTTGTAGATTAATGCAAAAACAAACATTTGAAAAAATAGATAAATTAGAATTAAGAATGTCTAGAATGGAAAAATGGCTTGTTGGTGGTTGTATCGCAATAGTTTTAGCTGTACTTTCAAATAATATGTAGTAATAATTCCGAATGGAATTAATCAAAGAAGAAACAGTATTTACTGTAAGGGGTTTTTCTTGGGATCATTCTTTTAAATATGAAAAGTATTCTA